GGAAATGGACTTAGGGCTGCAAATACTTCTGGCGCTACATTCGTTTCAGGAGAAACAGTAACAGGTTCAAGCTCTGGTGCAACTGGTGTACCTCATGCAACGCAAGCGACTGCCGTTTCATTTGGAAATGCAGATACACGATATTTAACAATCGATGATACGATTATTGGAATAAGAGATGTTTTGCCAATTAGTCGAGCACTTTCTTCAAACGACATGTTTTCGGTTGAATATCAGTTTAATCTAAATGAACTTCCAAGTGTTCTTCAAGGTGCTGGTGGATTAGCCTATTTTGCAGCCACCAAACAGAATCTTTCTCTTTTGAATCAAATGTTTTCAAGTGGAACATCACGACAAATGAGATTTAATCGCATGACAGATAAACTTCATCTGGACATGGATTGGGACAATGCAGTTGATATTGGTGATTGGATTATAGTCCAATGTTTTAAAAAGATTGATGGTGCAACTTATACAGAAATATACAACGATATCTTTCTGAAGAAATATACGATTGCATTATTCAAGAAACAATGGGGTCAAAATTTAATCAAGTTTGAAGGAATGCAGTTGCCAGGTGGTGCAACTTTGAATGGAAGACAAATTTATGATGATGGAAATACAGAACTAGAACGACTTGACGAGGAATTGCAACTGAAATATCAGGCGCCTGACAACTTTTATGTAGGATAATCGAATGGCTACAAATTCATATTTCCGCAACTTTGGTGCGAAAAATGACCAAGAACTTTTACATTCGATTGTCACCGAATCAATTAAAGTAACTGGTTACGATGTAAATTACATTCCTAGAACCCTTGTCAATGAAGATACGATTCTTGGCGAGGATTCTATTTCCGAATATAAAGATGCATATTCGGTGGAGATGTTCATCAAGTCCGTTGATGGTTTTGAAGGTGAAGGAGATCTCGTTTCTAAATTTGGTCTGGAAGTACGTGACCAAATCATATTTTCACTTGCAAGACGAGCATGGGAAGGTTTGGATATAGGGACTCGACCAAAAGAGGGTGATCTCATCTATTTTGGGTTGACCAGTAAACTCTTCCAGATCATGTTTGTTGAACACGAACTACCCTTTTATCAAGCAGGCGCACTTCCAACATTTGATCTAACTTGTGAACTCTTCACATATTCTGATGAAGCACTTGATACTGGAATTGATACAATTGATCAAATTGAACGACAACAATCTTTTGTTCGTACATTTGAACTGTCAAGTACTTCTGGAACGTTCACTGTAGGAGAAACAGTTACAGGTGGAACTTCGGCAGTTACTGGTGAAGTTGCACGATGGGATTCTGCAACAAGTTACTTGTATCTCATTAACATGACTGGCACATTCACGTTGACAGAAATCATTACTGGTGCAACAAGTTTGGCTACTGGAACCTATGCAACTAAGATTACAACCGATGAGACTACTGAAACATTACAGACAATTGATGATTCAACATCTGATAAAGTAAGTAGTACTAAACAATTTGAAATTGATGCGGATTCAGTATTAGATTTTACTGAAACGAATCCATTTGGAGATAATCCGTAATGTTTGGAACATATTTTTATCATCAGACTTCAAGAAAGATGGTGGTTGCGTTTGGTTCGTTATTTAACAACATTGAAGTTCGTAGAACTGATAGTAGTGATGCAGTAACCGAAATTATCAAGATTCCTCTTTCTTATGGCCCCAAAGACAAGATGTTGATTAGGATTAGTCAAGATCCAAACCTAAATCCAAAAGTGGCTCTTACTGTTCCACGAATGGGTTTTGAGTTGACTTCAATGACTTATGATGGTGCGAGAAAACTTAATACGATGGGTCGAAATGTGAAAACAGGAACAACTGGACTCAAGAAACAATTTAATCCAGTACCGTATAATTGGGATTTTTCTCTTTATGTATTTGTGAAAAATGCAGAAGATGGAACACAAATTCTAGAACAGATTCTTCCATTTTTTACACCAGATTTCACAGTAACAATGACTTTGATTTCTGGTATGACTGTTAAAATGGACATTCCTTTGGTATTGAATTCTGTTACAAGTGAAGACAGTTATGAAGGAGATTTTGCAACTAGGCGGTCTATTATTTGGACACTTTCTTTTTTGATGAAGGGGTTTTTATATCCATCTGTTACAGATAATGCAAAAGTTATTACTTCTTCGGTTGTAGATACACACCTTATGTCTGCCGCTACTGCTGCAGATCCGATATATATTGTTGCAGAGGACAGTACACCATACGCACAAAATTATATGATTTTAGATAAACATGAAATAGATGATGCAACACGAATACGAATGTTGTCGGAAGTATCAGAAGATGCCTCTTCTGCTGGACAAACAGTTAGTAGAACAACTGTTGAACCAACATCTACTGGCGCTTTAACAGATGAAGATTTTGGATTTAGTGAAACCTTTGAGTTCTTTCCACAAGGGAAAACCTACGATCCAGTAGCAGAAACAGATAGTTAATGAAAAATGTTGAAAAAGTAGTCGAGAACAGGATTGAAAAACATCTTGATCTCGTTGAACATAATAAAGAACATTATATAGAAACCGAAGTTCTTCCTGCTGTTACTACTACTATAAATGGGGAAGAAAAAGATACAGATTTTCGATATGCTCGTGAGAATATGTATCATATTATAGAACGTGGTAGAGATGCCATGGATGAACTTTTGGAGATTGCGAAAGCAGAAGAATCACCAAGAGCGTTTGAAGTGTTTGGTCAATTACTAAAAAACATGACCGATACACAAGAAAAATTAATGGAACTCCATCGCAAAAAACAAATCATAGAAAATGATGGAGAACGACAGGAGGTCACAAAAGCACAAAACGTGACTAATGCATTATTCGTTGGTAGTACAGCCGACTTATTAAAATTGGTCAAAAGAGAGACAAAGCAAAATGATTGATATATTTAATACTTCTGAATTGATGATGCTGGGGTTAGTCCTCTTTTCATCTTTTTGGATATTTCTGTTTAATTACAGACAGGATAATAAGGATAAGTATAGCGGCCATGCATGGTTGATTCTACTTGATTTAATTATCAATATGGGAATGTCAGCAACTGGATATTTGTTGATTTCTATTGTATTTACAAATGTTCCACAACTTGCAGCCTATGAAAGTTATCGTTATCCCATCGGTTATCTTTTTGGATTGACATCTAATGTGAGCATACCAATTGTTCTCAAATGGTTTCAACAACAAATCACCAAGAAGTTAAACGAAGCAGGAAAGAAGTGAGGTAATTATGGCTCAAGAGAAAACAGTAGCGAACGGAAAAGATCAAAAGATACTACAACATGATATTGAAGAAATAGATAAAAAAGTAGATGAAGTTCAACAAATGGAACTTTCTGCTAAAGATCAAATAGTTGCAAGTAAATCATTTATCTATGTTATTATTGCACTTCTTATATACTTAACCTTTTTGGTTATTCCAGATATAGAAGAAAAAGTTACATGGATGGAAAAAGACCTCAACTCTGTATTAGTTCAATCTGAACGATTCAAGAAATCAACTAGAGTTTTTGCGAAGGATAATCAATGTGCATCTTGTCATTTAAGTCCAGATTATCTTCTCCACAATCTCTTAATGAAATATCCTAGTTTTTCTGACATTAAAGCATTCATGTCGGTTGGCCATCAACGATATTATACTATGACCTCCCCGATTGCTGATGAAGAATTGTTGGCAATATATCGGGCATTGCAATGATAATGGTAGGTAAAATTGTTGTATCTATAATTTGGGTATTTTGGATGATGGCAATGTCTTCTGCTGAAGGACAAGTCATAGGAGATAACTCTACATCAGAATACAATCCAACGTATAGTTCAACATTCAATCGTGTAAAAGAAAGAGGAAATGTCATTTGTGGAACCAATGATGAATTTCCTGGCTTCTCACAAGAAATGTGGCATTTAGAAGATGGTAATAGGTGGGAAGGTTTTGATGTTGATATTTGTCGTGCTGTTGCGGCCGCAATGTTCGGTGATGCAGATGCAATCGAATTTACTATAGTCAATGGAAAGACACGATTTGAATTTTTGATAGATGGTTCTATAGATGTTCTTTCTGCTACAACCACGTTTACTTATACAAGGAATGTTGCAAAGAAACTGGAATTCCTACCTACAACCTATTACGATGGTCAGGGATTTATTGTAAGGAAAACTCTTGGAGTATCTTCTGCAAAACAGATGGAAGGTGCAAGGATATGTTTTAGTGGAAGTGGAACGGCTGCAAAAAACATTGCAGATTTCATGGAATTGCATGGAATAAATTATATCCCTGTCTCAGTACCACCTAACGAAAAAACAAAGAACGTATATAAAAGGGGCGATTGTGATATGTATGG